AATAGTTGTTGTAAATGAACCACTTAGATCAATATCACCACCAATAGTTGTATTACCATCAATAGTTGTTGTAAATGAACTATCTAATAAGATAGAAGTACTAAGAATTGGACTACCTAATGCCGACCAATTAGTTATGATACCTGGTGCTAAGGCAGCACCGACCTGTAATTCAGGTGTCAGTGATTGAGACACAGATATATTAAATAGTATATCCGTGGTCAGTGTTCCGTATATATTACACTGGTATGTTGTTGTTGTTGCAGTACTTAATGTTGCATTGATTTGATTCAATGGTGTTAATGAGATACCAATTGTATTTGATAAGTCTAAAACACCATTGAATATATTCCCACCCACAATGGTTTTATTAAATGTGGAACTTATAGGCAATGTGCCGTATAGTATTGTACCACTTACTAATTCACCACTGATGGTGGCTGTGAAGGTATTGGATATTACACCATTAAGGACATAGTCATCTTGATTTACTAGATAACCATCTCCTACATAATTCGATAATGTGCCGAATACCAATGCCATATTATGCTAATGTAATAGTCAATTGGGAATCACTAATCTGGAATGTATCACCATCCGTTACTGTCTTGGTTACTGTTAAAGCACCATAAAACAATAAGTTACCATCGGTTGCTGCATCATAGATACCTGCATGGGTTAATACCCCCCAGTTTCCACCTGTTGCGGTTGGGAAAGTAATATCACCTGTATTGGCTGATGAACCACTTACTGCTGCACTGAAATTGGCACCAGTTCGTGCATACGCATTTCCTGCTACTTCTGTCACTGTGCCGGCTTCACCATCTGCCACTGCTGTAAATAGTCCTATATATAAATTCGGTGGGCTAACAAAATCTCGTGTGCCTTCTCCTAAAATATGGTCTAGTACTTCATTCTCTAAATAATCTGTTGCTGCTGTCATTTTAATTCTCCTAATTGACTTTTGTTTTTACTCTAATTAAAAAGCGAACTGAGTGAGTAACTTTCAGTTCACGTCTATTGCAATTTCTATATTAATTCTCTACGTACAGCACGAACATGAAAAAGAGGAACCAATTGATATTGTGATCTTGATACTGTTACTGCGCTCAGTGTGCTGACACTCGGGTCAAGAATCCAATGTGCGCCTGTACCTGTATGCGTGCTTGAACTATAAGTCTCACTATTATCAAAATCTTCGCCGACAGGTAATTTGTTTCTATTATTTGTTACAAGTGTAAGTTCATCTTTACTTGGCCAATACCAATCATCGTAACCATTAATAGTTCTGCCAACCCACACTTGTTTTCTATTGCCTGCTACACCTGATACCAATCCGTACCCGGGTGGTTGTCCGGGTATTTGTCCACCAGTATGCGCCCACCAATAAAAGTTGGCTACACCTGGCACATATTTCCAAAACAGATTACCTGTGTCCATATAACTACCATCACCATTACTGTATTGTGCTGAATTTAACCAACCGTCGTCGCTACTAGTACCTGCACTTGATACTGATGTAGAACTACTAATATGGTCATAATAGAACGGTGAGTACGGGGACCAAACCGATGTGTTACTCCAAATTGATATGGGTGATATCGCGCGAGTAAGTACATTTGCATTTGGACTTACTATAATTCGGTACGTGTCACTACCGATTGTGTGATTACCCATATAAAAACCGCCATTGTAGTATTTGCCTACTTGCGCTTGTGCGATGATAAGTTTACCTACACCTAACGACATTACACAAAACCTTGCTGTGCAACAAATCCTAACACTGTAGTACCTGCATCGATTGTCATGAATGATATTACAACTAGACCTGATGTTGTTAAAGCAGGTGCACCTGCATCACCCCAATCAACTGAACTTGGCCAAGTAACATTAGTACTACCATTGCGAATATGCATTTGCCATGTCGCTACTTTACCTGTTGATGGTAAGTTACTGAATGTGATAGTGGTCGCACCTGTTATTGTTTTAGTGTGTACTGTGCCTGCACTGTAATCAACATCGTTGGTGGACATGGCAACTACTGTTTCAGTGTAGTTTCTGTGTTCTGCATCTTTAACAACGTTATCCTGACAATCTAGCGTGCCACCTAACTGTGGTGTAGTATCTTCAACAATGTTCTGTAGTGCTGAATTTAACTTGTTACCATCACCAACAGCGAACTCATCCTTAATTGCATTTACATTGTCTGCCATTTGTTTGATGTCAGGTCTTGCTAATGCTGGACTATCATTCCCCTCATCTAAGTTGGTAGTATCAATTGTGATTGTTGGCCACGTCATTATAATTCCTCTTCCGTGGTTGTTATTGCTGTGAATGTATTGTTTACTTGCCAACCTATCATCTGCCATACTTCATCTGCTGTTTCAAACTCGATGGTTGCACCTCTAACTTTTTTCACAGTTACTTTATCACCTAGTTGGCGTAATTGGGTTAATGCGTTTGATGTTAATTGTTCTTCTCTTAATGTTACTTGTATTATCATATTGTTATCCTACATACTCTATAAATTCTCTTGTTATTACATTTGCGAATGTTCTATACTTAATAATATATACCGAATCACCTGTTGGTGATCTTGGAACCGTTATTGAGTTATTTCCTAAATCAACCCACCATGGCAGATTGATATTAACCACATTATTAGGCAGCAATGAATCAGGGAACATATTAGTAACGGTGACCGTGTCCAGATTGTGATAATACTCAATTCTTATCCAAAATTCAAACTCTTGCTTATTACCAAACCCTAATTTATCATTTCTGAATGGCCCTTGATCTATCCATTGCTGTTCAGTCACATCAGCCAATACTACTTGAAAATCACCAGTAACATTATTATCATCATACTCCATCGCATAGTAGGCTGGTGTGTGTTCATTATCAATGAGAAGGTTATAAAACAGTTTATCTCCAGCCGTAGCCCATCCAACTATGCCCCCTTGTTGTGCAATTATTGGTTTGGTGAATGTGGTTCTGCCTGTTTGGAATGTGGCATTATAATTATCCCAGAACCCAGGATCGCAATTGAATATGTCATATACATGTGGTTGATTGCCAGCAAATTCATCATTCGCAACTACTTTGTGTTCTAATCGTACATTATTCCTACCTCCCCATCCCCAATCGTGTACATTATCCTCATTTGATGCATTAGATTGCATTTTTAGTGCAAGATATGGGTTCATGAACCCATTGGTATTCAAACCCCAAGTAGCATCGTGATCCCTGTATGCGGAAAACACAGTCTCTTCCGAGGATGGATTGGTGTTCGGTCTATCTGCTAATCTTATATTCAAATATGGGTCGCCATTTTGAATAGTTGTTGATGCCGCCACACCATCAATGGTAAATGTGTCGGTACTACCTCCGCCGACTTCGATTTGGTCGCCAGCATCTATTTGTAATATACTAGTTGATGATATGGCTTCACCAATAACATGAATGCCATATTGATCTGATAATGCCCCAGAATCGGTAACCCTATATGTTGATCCAGTTGTTAAATTAGAATGTATCGTTGATAATGAACCCAATAAATTAACTGGTTTAGATTGTCCTGTTGTTCCTGATTCTTGTAAAATACCATCTGGAGTAACATCATTGATATTTGATATTGTGGTAGTACTAGTTTCCACAAATCTTCTAAGGGCTGTAACATTATCTGCATCAGAGTATGCCATTAATATCTGGTCAGTATTATCTGGGATATAACAGAACTGTCTGCCGAAGTTAGGTGCCCAATAACCAAATGAACTAGAAGTGCCTGCGGCAAGTGTGTTGGTTTGCCTGTCTATTGTAATATTGGTTGCATGTAAGACCCCATTACCATCTTTGCCTACGAAAAAACCTTTGGTAGAATCAGTTGGGTGGAATTCAAAAAGGCTGAACTGCCTTAAATCTTCCACAACCAGATATGCATGTACGACCTGAACAACATCATTTATAATACTAAAATATATTAATGTTGAGTGAGAATTTTTAACCACTGGGATTACATAATGGTCTGGATTATGTGGGTCTGGAACAATTGAATATATATCCGTTCGTGAGAAACTCAATAGTTGAGTTATTGATCCTTGATCTGCTGTTATTGACCAATCAGTATCATTCTGAATTAGTTTCTGGCATTGGACACTACCGTTGACTTTGTCTAGATAAACCAACCAAGGTGTGCCATTACTTGTAATAACAGGACTTATTGAATGTTCTCCGTGTAGTATATTAGGGTTTATACCACTCATTCTAAGTTCTGTTGGTGTGCCAATATCAATAGTGGTTGATTGGTCATTAAAACTACCATAACCAATATAAACATTAGTGCCTAACGAACTATCACTATGCCACGTTGCCACATATCGTAGGGTAATTGGGTTAATATACGAGTATACTTTCCCATTTGAAGCCGCATTATTATCTAATGCTTGAATACCTGTTTGGTCACTTGTCCAATTATTGTCAAAATAAGGTACTTTCATCACACAAGCACCTGGTAGTTGCGGTCTTGAAGCACCCCATGGTGATATCTGCCCTATAAAATACACATAACTATTTGTGCCAATGTGTGTCGCTTTTACACTTATCAAACCTTCATCAGGGTTGTTGTAATATAACCCTGTTTTGCCCCATGTAGTACCATCTGGATTCATCCCCCACCATACCACACCTGACATAGTAATTGCGCTGAATACATTGTCAAAAGCAGTAGGTACATTATTGTTAACCCACCACACATCAGCCCCAGTATAATCAGTAGGTGGAACACCACCTACATTACCTATTGCGCCAGGGTTTAGGGATTCTGTTATTGTTTGGTTGCCTACTTTCCCTACTGTTCCATCACCACTAATATAAACCACATCACCTGCATTCATATCATAATCTAATGTGAGATTTGCTTGTAAATTGCCACCACCTGAACCACCACCTGAGTCATCAGTTCCATTAACCCAATTAGCACCATTATATTTTAATACTTGATTGGTTGATGGAGTTGATATACTTACATCAGTTAAATCATTGATTTCTGATGCACCACCGCCTCCTGCTGGGGTTGTTGCTATCCATGTTGATGTTGCATTATCCCATGTTAATGATTGGCCGTCAGTAGGGGTTACATTCACATCTGATAGATTAGCCAAGTTCTCGGCTGTTATGTCTTCTAACTTATCTGTATTCAGATTGGTAAAGTTATTATCTAACTCTTCATGGGTTAATGGTTCTCCTTTTGCTGCCCTTGTTGTGATTGTCGTCATTTATTTGTCCTGTTTTTGTTGGAGTAATTGGTATATCTGATCTAATTGTTCCGTGATTCGTTTGAATTGGTCGGTATGATCTTGTTTCAAGACATAATTCACTGGTAAGTCTACTTGGCACGAAGTTATTCTTGTTTCTAATGATTTCATATCATCTACTATCCTCTTCAAGAAGAAACCGAATGGTAAAAAAACTACGGTGATTATGATTTGCCAAATAAGTGATATATCTATTGATTCCATTGTATTTATTTATACCAAACACAACTTTATTGTAATATGGGGTTTTGTTTTACTTATGTATTTAGGTAAGGGGTTGTTATAGATAAAAGAAACCCCCACAATCCGAAAGATGATAGGGGTTTTAAAGGATTATATTTAAATGCCAGCGATGCTGATATTTAATATGAATAGGATGAGCGCAAAAGGAATTCAATATGGCTATAATGAACTAAACCCCCATCCTGATTGTATTTATACAAGTCGATTGGTTACTTGAAAAAAGTTTATTGTTTTGTTCCTTTTCTGTGATCTTTCGCACGTTGATTCCTTTTTGTTTGATTCCTTTTTGCTTGCGCTGTTTATTACTCCGAATTTGAATTCCATATCAGGAACACCCTTTTTTTTTTTAAATAAACCACCGCACTACCTGTGGGTGTTACTCCCCCTTCCTATTTCTGTAGGTAAAGTAGTATTATTATTTAATATATATATATATATATATATATAACAGTATGTTATATGGAATTATATGTAATCGGTTTAATGTTTATATATGTTTATTACCCCATATACCTCCAATATCCCGATAGGATATAGGTTTTGGTTACTTAATTAGGTCTTTGCCTGCAATGTTTTTTTGGTTTTTGTAACTACAAAGTAGTAGTTTTCTACCTAACTACAAAGTATTACTTCTCCTAAACCTAACTACAAAGGAGTGGTTTCTACTCCCTAACTACAAAGGAGTGCTTTCTCATAAAACCATATAAAAAAGGATTTCTAACTACAAAGGAGTGCTTTCTCATAAAACCATATAAAAAAGGATTGCTTTTCCGAAAACCGTATAAAAAAGGATTGCTTTTCCGAAAACCATATAAAAAAGGATTGCTTTTCCGAAAACCATATAAAAAAGGATTCCTAACTACAAAGGAGGGGTTTCCCTCCTCCTTCGTTGTGTGTGATTACCTACTTTTTGTCTTCAGAAGCAATGATTGTAGTTTCCCACTATCAATATTTGAATCTGCTATATCTGTAAAGTTTTCTCTTTTCAGGGTATTCGATGGATCGTTAGAATATGCTTCTGTGGTGTAATCATTCCAATTAACTATTTTGGTAATAGGTGCTGAGGAGGACAAATTATCACCAAATGCATATCCAGCAACTCGTTTTCGTTCGTAGATAGTAACCTGTCCATTTACAAAAGTGGTACTAGTTGTCTGTAGTGAATAATGTATACCATTAATATTGAGATACGCCTCGTACCGTTTTTTTAGGCTAGATATTTTAAAACCGGCATTTTCGGTATATCCTTTAATAAGAGGTAATAATAATTTAGTTGGCAGAACCCCGTGCTTCATTGCAATCTTAGTAATAAAGTCGAATGCTTCGGTTGTGTTATCTTTTTGTAGATCATATCTATGATGGTAATCTTCACCGTGTAATGGTGGTAATGATTGCATTTTATCTACATTGTATTGTTTGATAATACTCCCCAGAAATTTAGCAATGGCATCCCTGTTATATAATATATTTTTAATATAGGCATCCACGAACGCATCCACATCATCATTATCTGATAATTCTTTCTTGAAGAATTTAGACATAGCATCAACGAGTGTTACATTGGTAATAATAATACTCCATCTTCTATCTGACCCCCTTTTACCTCCACCCTCTAATTTAATCATTCCAGGCAGATGATTATTAAAGAATAAATAAACAAGATTATTATCAACAACACAGGCATCTATCCCTTTTGATTCGTGTCTTCTTGACTTACTTCCTATAATTGCTTTTAAGTCATTGGTACTAATTTGTTCAGGGTGTGCTTCATCAATAATACCGTATAAGCCGTATGACAGTAAAGCATTGAACTTATCCATATCGTGGCGGGTCGCACCAACCACGGAACTCTCCCCATACATGATTTTAAGTATCCCCTCAAGTACACCTTTACCATTTCCCCCTGGCAGACCAGTAATTTCAATACTAGGGGTACTTGTACAGCGTTCTGGATAGAGGTAGGTATAAGCCAACCACTTCTTCAAGTATTCAATATTCTCTTCCTTACCGCCACCCAGTGAGTGCATAAGTGCATCAAAGCCTTTATCGTATGATTGGTCGGTATAATTTGGTTGTATGAAGTGTTTTTTGAGTTTAGTAAAGACATTATAGAATAAATCGGAGTAATCATCCTCAAAGACCGACATAACTTTCTTCTTATGATGTCTTTTTTGCTTAAACATCCATTGTTTTAATAGATTCACTCTCAACGCACTAAAATCAACATTTGTCTCCAATCCAAGAGTATCTAGCATTGCTTGTCCTGAATAGGTCTCAACTTCAATATTAGGTCTGTCTGATATTCCTGTATTGATTACAGAAATGTATTTTTGTTCCATGGTTAGGTAAGCATAGGCATTTGTCTCTATTACATCCATTACGGCAATCTCATTCTCTGCTAGCACGTCTACCTCTACCTTTGATTTTTTAGAGTTTAATGTCTGTATCCTTTTTTCTATTAGTTCTTGATGCTTTTTTAAATCTTGTAATACATCATCATCATCATTACTCTTTAATGCTTGCAAGACTTGTTCTAATGCGCCATTTGCATCACTTAGTGATAGTTTATTGATGCTTGTTTTAGTTAGTTTATGTATATTCATTTTAGTTCCTTTTGTCGTTTATTTGATTGTTCTAAGACATAATCCTGTGCCTCATACCAATTGATGTTGTGTGCCTTGTAAATACCATTCCAGTGTGGTGTTTTCGCATTACTCCAAGACGTAAATAATGCTTTGTACTCGTTTTTGTCTTGTTCAGGATAATAGGACTTCATTATATTCAATCCCTCTATCCCTAAAAACTCAATAGCCCTCCAAGTAGTATTACGCCATTCCATATAGGATAATTCACCTAATTGTCCTAGCACATAATTAATCTCATCTACTTTCGTTGGCAATAACATTCCATCCGTAGGAGTATATATGATGGGTTGGGAGGTAGGTGTAACTATCTCCTCCGTCTCCGCATATTCCAGAATGACAGCATCCAATTCAATGAGTGGCAATATCTTATTATGATACTCATAGTCCTTGTTATCAGTATTATTACCAAACATAACTCTTGTTGGATTAGCCGTAACCTTATCTGCTTTAAATAACCAATTCAATGAGTTACGAACCAACCTTACATAATCAGCATCATCTAATATATCATCTAGTACGAAGATAAGTCTAAATTTATTATGTTCATCGGAATGATTTTGTGTAGTATAGTACCCAGCCCCATATTGTTTGTATAGAGGGGTATTGATAGCATCTGCCAGAGTCATTGAATCATCAACATCGAGTAGAATAAGGTTTGTTTTAAGGAAGTCTTCTTCTCTTACTCTGCCTGTATTTGGGTTTATTTGTGCATTGATAGCGAACCCATCCTTTGTAACTACCTCAATAAATTCCTCAATAGATGATTCTATATTCACCCATTGGTTGTAATTAGTGCGATATAAGTCAGTCTGACTATCTACCTTGTTGATGTAGTGAGGGTTTACTGCATAGAATAAAAGCATTATATTCCCTCCGTTTCTCGTAATATTTCTGCTAACCAATCTGCAGATTGAGGGTGATTTCCAAGTTCCGCTTGGTATTTTGCCAGTTCTTCTGGGTGGTCCCGTCCCCATTTGAGGAATATCATTGCTTGTTCCATTGGCGGTAACTCTTTTTGAATTGGACTTAGTAGTGCTTGTTCCCTTTTGAGTTTAAATATTGCTTGTGCTTTATCCCTTTTGAGTTTAATCATTGATGCCCCCATTTGCGGTAACTCTTTTGTGAGGGCTTCTAATTCCTCTTCCATTTGTTTTACCCAATATTGTGTATGAGGGTCTTCACTAACGGCATTATCCATAATCTTCTGGGACAATCGGTTAAACTTCTTTAACTTCTTTTCTTCGATAACACTTCTTCTCGCATCACGGGATACATATAACGAGTCCATTACTGCTTTTCGTTTGGCAGCATTAACATCATCATCTTGTAAGTTCTTATATCCTGCACGAAGTTCATCTTGCCACCGCATTGCTTCTTTGAGTTGATCTTCTGGGGATGCCCCTGTTTTCTCTAATTGATGGATACGGGCATGATGTGCTTTTTGTGCATCTTGATTTAATCCACATTGCTTAACAGCCCACACACTATCACCTTTCTTCATATTCTGTAATGTAACACCATCTAGGACTAATTTAAGAATATGTTGATCTTCCAGATTACTAGCCCCTTCCATCCCATACGACTTGATTGTGAACATGTTCCAAGCAACATCAGCAGCATCTAATTGTCTGATAAAGTGATATACCAAGCGATGATTACCAACTCTGGCTTCTCGTTGGTGTTCTGATACTCGTATTTCAGGACGGCTAGTTCTCCCTACATAGAATGGATACCACTCTCCCTCGATATTACATCTAAGTTCATAAATTACACCAGGTTTAAACTCGTTTGCATTAGCCATTAGCCTTCTCCTTTACTCTTACCGCTTCTGCCCGTTCCATATACAAATAACCTAATTGCACATCCCCGATCTTAAACATAAGATCAGCCGCATCGACCAAATCATTTACATTCTCGCTTACATCTTCATTCATAATAATATCCTTTTAATATAATGCACTGTGTCATCACAATGTATTTATATAATATCACAAAATCCCCTAAATAGCAAGATAAAAGTATATATAATTGAATTGGCATAAGAGAGATGGGTAACTTCCTCTTTTTAAAGTGCTATTTCCCATCATTATAAGTATTGGAATGGATCATAAAATATATACAGATTGGTTAAACAGGCATTACGAAACCACTAAATGTGCAGATGCAAGACCACACAGAGAACAAACAAAAGCGGTATTAAGCAATCCTGATTGTGGATTAGTAATAGTAAAAGAGAAGCCAAGGAAAAGGTATTGCAAGAATTGTGAAGAGATTGTGGATTTTAATCCAGTAATTCAGATACAAAAAACAAAAAAGGGTTGGTCACAGAAATGCAGTAGCCCGTGTTTAAAGCACTTGAATAACAGGACAGGTGAATGGAAAAAGAAATATAGTGTCGCTTATATACCTGTATCTGAACGTGCCATTGCTGCCACCACCCTATTACCGGGTCAATATATTGATCCAACAGGTAGAATTAAATCCCTTAAACTCCCAGTTGAAGCAATTAAAGACATTATGAAGAAGGAAGTACCTCAAGTAGAATATGCTATGATGTATGATACATCACAGGGGTTTATATCTATGTTACAGAATGGCAAATTACACGCAGGTTACAACTTTTTAGACGATCCCCCTCCATAGTATACCTTATACCATATATATGGAGGGTTGGTCGTAGTACGGCTTAGGTTCGACCTGGTAGGGATGAAAAAGAGGGTTTCCGTAGTAGATCCCGTTCATTATTAAACACACGAGTTCGTTCTATATCACTTTGGGTGTTTAGTACTTGTAATATTTTATAATCGACATCACCCATATCAATTGCACTTAGAATATCATCAATCAGTACCTCTTTAGATGTTGCTGTTAGTTCTAATTTTATTGGGGGTTCGTTATTACTCCGATCACTGAGGAAAGCAATGAAATGCTTCACATGATTAGTCGGTTTTAATTTAGCCACTGCGTTTATTAAGTTCATAATATAATCCTTTTGATGATACCCATAATTGGATATCACCCTTATTATACACTATTTTTGCAGTTTATGTGGAACTAATTAATGAACCGAGTGATATACGATGCCAATCTAATCCATCACTAAGTCCCAAACAGGCATTACCCCCGTCTCCATTTGAACAATATGCCAATGTCCCTGCGGGTTCAGTAAGGGATTCTAATTGCGCTGTTGATTTAGCAGTAAGTCCCAATGCATACTCTACGGTGGTTATTCCAGACCCCGGTGATAAGGTAATATTTGTGGTTCCGGCGGATGTGAGGGAATTAGGGATTTCTCCGGCTGGTATTTTACCACCAGCACCTAATGATGCTATCCCATCATTAGCAGACCTAGATGCTATAATCGCATTTAATGCTACTACGGCATTATATATTTCGGGTCTTGCTAACAGGGGGCTATCTGCGTCGTTATCTAAGTTGTTTGTTGTTTGTGTGTTTGGCCAAGTCATGGTTTTCTCCTTAATTTATTAGTAATCTATATCCGTTCAACGATATGGTTTGATTCATAGTGGTATGTGCAGTAAAGTGTATATACGCTGTTTGTGTCCAATCAACTTGTTGATATATCATGCCACTTGTGTCGTACTGTGAGTCAAGTTCAGTCGTTTGCTTATCATAGATGGTTGTATAATCATTGTTGTTATTTAGTATTCTGATATCAGTGCTATACCCCACCCCTTGCCATGCATTACTAAAGGTTACTGTATACGCACTGAACTGATTCTTCAATTCAGGGAATAGGTTATTTGATAAGTACGCACTAAAATACCCAGTCCCAGATGCAGTAAGATTTGATGGTATCCCACTCACAAACCCACCATGTATTAAGAATTGGTATTCAAATTCAAATATATTATTTGCTGTTAGTGTATTCGGTGGTATAGTTATTGTTTTTAGTGTGTAAGATAAGGGTTCGGTAGTTGAGTAAGTTCCCCAATCCTCTTCCCACAGAGTCATCCCAGATCCACCACCACCACCGCCTGAGTCATCGGTTCCATTAACCCAATTAGTACCATCATATTTTAATACTTGATTAGTTGATGGAGTTGATATATTTACATCAGTTAACTCATTGATTTCTGATGCACCACCTGTACCACCTGTACCTGAGTCATCGGTTCCATTAATCCAATTAGTACCATCATATTTTAATACTTGATTAGTTGATGGAGTTGATATATTTACATTGGATAAGTCGTTGACTGATATATTATTATTTTCCCAATGCGTACCGTTGTATACTAATAATTCACCTGGTGTTTCATTTGTAAGTAAGACATCATCGTTTTCATTTATACTGTTTATTGTGTAGGAGGTTGATACCGTCTCGATTCCTTCCATTCCACTCTGTAATTGGACTGTAACTTTAGTACTAAACCACCTGGTTTTAAACACAGGGGTAGTAGTTTCGGTGTAGGTATCATTATCAGTGCTTGATAAGTAGGAGGTTGTTATTATTGTATTTGGTGATGTGTTTACCGTTACTACCTTGGTAGATGGGGTTATAAATTTCACCGATCCGAGATCAACGACACTTGAAATATATTCTATAGTAGAACCTGGTTGGAATATACCATTCCAATTATACCATGTGTTTGAATAATCCCATTGCGAGGGTAAAGTAGTCCAACTTTCATTCACTCCAATATATTGTGTCATGTCTTATAAGTTCCATAGTCTGTGAATTCGGCTGGCGTGATTGTAATGCGATTGCTTGTTTCCATCCCTATACTACCGTAGTAAAAAACCACGTACCAAAATTCATATTCGTATCGTTGTCCGAAGTTATCAATAACCACATACCCATCTATTGTGGCTTGTTTTTGTTGTGCAGAGGTCAAGTATGCATGTTCGTTAATTGAACCGTCACTCCGTTTATAATATATATGTATCTCGGCCGCACTATCGTTATATGGGTAAGCACCGAAGTTAAATGTCATCTTGGTTCTTGGTTGTCCGTAATAGGTATGTTCTGATTTTTCTATATAGATATTTGTCAATATTGGTGCTGCTGATGAGACTGTATATACAGGTTCATCAAAAATATTTGATATATTCACTGGTGGGTTTAATAGATCATCTCTTGACACCCATATTTGATTACTGCCGGGGCTATATACGCCATTATTGGAAAGGAAGTGTAATCTGAATAAAGCACCACTGTTAGTGCTATCTGGCCACCAGTCGTATTTATCTATAACGCCTGTGGTGTTCACTCCCATCTCTTCTCGTAACATAATCCAAGTACCTTCGCCATTGATTTGTGTGAATATTGCTGTATTATATATTCGTAGGTCGTTATTCGTATCGAAATTACACCGTATCCGATTAGTTGTCGCGCCGCCAGTTGGTGATAATATATCAATATCATTTAGTACTGGTGCAATGAACTCGCTTGGTGCGGGTTTATAGTCCCTTGTCACGGTTTGTGGTGGGTTTAATAGATCAGATGAAGAGATCCATATTTGATTACTATCAGCAGACGAATATGGGTCACCGGCATTCTCTAATATCTGAATATCCGTTATAAATCTAACAGTTAAGAAGCCCTCTATTGTTGGATGGATGCCATCCCCTGTGTATGTGATCACTCCATTGGCTAGGTCAGTTGTGGTGTATCCAAACCGGCTGATAGTACCAGCACCATTGATATTCAAATATAAGTCTGCATCTATAATGCGGTCATCCGTGCCAACATTAAAATTACAAACAAGGGTATTGTTATGGGCATTAATGGCAGATGATACCACTATATTGGTTATAACTGGTGTTTCTAATGGTATTTCAGGTACAATTATTATTTGGTTTTGCGCACTAGTTATAATCGTGGAATCGGTTTGGTCTGTTGTAAGTAGGAATATCTGATTACTATATTCAGAACTTAGAGATGATGAGTATCCAGCAGAGTTATCATATTTTAATTTTAATGTCCAATCCCAAGCATTCCACACTTCCCAAGGGACTACTGTATATCCAGTAGGATTATAATCCAAAAATGCAATTCGTCCCCATGGGTCAGACCCGTGACGAGAACCATATAAGTCTATTTGCATAATTCTCCCGTCATCCACATAATCATAATATAAATGTGCTTCTAATGACCCACCATTATCATGAAACTCTATCTTTGAAAAATTAGGAGTTGCCAATGGTGTAGTATCAGGCACTTCACTAGAAACAGAGGTAATGGTTGCATAATTCACTAAATCATAATTTGAAATATATGCTTTGTTACTCAATGCTGATGTGATATTAGGGCTTTTGAATTTCAATGCATATAATCCTTCATGTGATGTATTCACGTGCCATATGGAATACCATCCACTCGCAACTGCCATTTCATTGGTAGTATATGAATAACGCAATAAGGCCCCCTGTCCATATCTCGCATGATATACCCCGACCTCGTTGATTAGGGGTTCGCTATTTGCATCAAAATAAAAAGTTATTCTTCTGTAATTACCTGTGTTTTCTGTATCAGTAAGGGGGTCATCCTCTATCACTATTTTTGTGATGTTTGGTGCATCAATATGTGATATTTCTGGGGTATATATAGCAACAGGTGCTTCGGTTTCATACAGATCAGCACCTATATCATCCAACACATTTTCCACATTCTCTCGGGGTGTCTGCGTTGGATTATCCGATGCTTCGGTTGCTAATAAATCATCAAATGCGTGGGGGTCATCATAATTGGCACTGATAGTTCCATCAATGTTTGTGATGATATCATAATACACTGGTGAGTTGGTTGTTTGAACCCCCCCTGTTATACGCCTGTCTGATGCATAAGTGATTGGATTACCAGCATATACTAAATCATTGTGTTCTTCCGCCATTATTGTGAATGTATAATTATTATTCATAATAATATTTCTTATTCTGAAATTCCCATCAATCCCTAACCCATCATAGTGTATATTAATAATATCATTTATTTCCACTGCCTGTAATGATGCATCTCCAGTTAATGATATAAGTTTGCTTCTATATCTGGACTTAGTTAATATTATTTCAGCATATTTTTTTGCCACTGCATCTTGTGTGTGTTGTTCTAAGGTGTGTTTAATTTCATTTACCCTATTGTTGTCCTCGGCAAGGTATGTTGCTTCTAGGGTGGACCCGACATCTGGGTATGTGTACTCAATAGTTTCGTTTGTTTCCTGTGTGCTGGTACCGCCACCAAAATATGTGACTACGACCCTATTATATTTGGTCTTATTTGATTCAGCCTCAATACTTACGGTACCTATTATTTGGTCTTCGTTTATGTACATCGACGGGACTGCTGTTGGTCCGTATCTACTAGTATCTGATCTATTATCTTCCAATGACACTTTGAACTTGCCCTGTGAGTACGGCATTGCCGATCTCATATTGAATAAGAAAGTTTTCACATTTGCCATCAGAGTCCGATCAGTAAACACAACAGCATTACATGATTGTAATAAGTCAGATGAAGCAGTGCTACCATCATCTAATTTGGTAATTCTAATCGCTTCATTTTTTGCTGCTTGGAAATCAATCTTGTCATTAGCCAACCCCTTGCCATAAATCGGATTTCGTAAATAATCAATTAGGCAATTCACTGGGGAGGCGGTATACAGGCGATTTTCATCGTCGTATAGTGTGGATCTTGTGGTAGAATCAGGGAAGGTGCTGACATCCGCTATTTTCATCCCTTGTAAATTACAAGTAATATTTGGAATACCACCTCTCCATGGGGTGTTGTCTTGGTCTTCAGTTGACTCGATTTTGTACCATCTTAACCTAAATCCAATATATACCAGTCCACTTAATTTATGTTGTGTTGTCCATCCGGGTGTTTGTTTTAATAATGGAGAAGCGGATTGATTGGCAGTACCATGAAAGGTTTCAAAATCCACATAACCATTAAATTTCCCTTCGGTTGATGAGTATCGTTCCCCATGTGTAGAAGTTCCTGACCATACTAATTCATCATCAATATAAACTGTTTTCACTGCATTGATTTCACCTTCTGCTAATACCAATGCGATATACAGATACTCATTGCTTTCTCCATTGCTTGCCACATAGACCCTATTACCACCAATATATCTTTCGCCATATATAACTGGGATATTGTTATTTGTCCCTTGTTTATTGACTGTGATGCCTTGGTTCTGATTGATATCATATTCGGGGGTATCAAACCCCGGATTGAACATCGTCTCGACTAACGATTCAATTGCCGCACCAGTGCCATATCCTATACCTGCCCCAATTACTGCACCAACTGGTCCACCAACCATGAAGCCAATTACGGCACCGCCAACGGTTGTGATTCCTTTCCAAAGTGATGACCAAAAACCCATATTATGTGATCCTGTATGTTTTAATTACTGGGGTTAAATTAGATATATTATATTCATTGCCTTCAAATAAACTAATTTGAACCTCTGTTAGGTTATTATTACTAGCCCATTCGAGTATATTATTAACTAGGGGTTGTGCTTCGTTGTTCCGGGTGTATATATTAGAAATAATGACTGTATTTGTGGTACTAAATCCATTATTCATAACCACCGCAAAAGCAACTGCTTGAACTTCCTCTTTCTTAACTGAAACGACAACATAACTATTAGATAATATACACAATCTTCTTGTTGATTCCAAGCACTCATCATAATCAAAGTCCATCTCCAATTCCTCTGCTTGTTGTTGTAATAATCCAGTTATTTGTCTTATATGTTTACTTACTGCTTCTTGTATCATGGTTTCCCCCATTGTATATCGGCTATGGCAGAGGTGCTAAATTCCATCCCCATATCTGATGGGTAGTGTCGTTGTTGGCTACCATTATTTGTCCTTCGACCAGCGACTCGTTCAAAATCGTAGAACTCATTTGATGTTGCTAATGTCACGATTGCTTCTTGGGGTGATTCTTTTACACTCGCCCCTGTTATCTGCCCATCATATATTAAGATTGGGGCTACTTCTGGTGCAAGGGTATCTTGATCTAATAATACTTTATATATTTTAATACTTCTATGCAAATAATTATCATTTAATACGATATTCCGATAAGTCGCTGTCGCCCCTTGTAAAGAAATACTCACATTATTTATTTTAACTTGATCGGTCTCTCTCACCCCACTAAAGGCAATGAAATCCCCTTGTGCTATATAAGTTTGTGTGCCACTACTACTAGGGGTATCTGTCATTACATCATACCCTGCGGTGCTAAGATAGAGTGGGGTATCTAAATGAAGTTCCACTAGTTCTGTTGTAATAAAAGTATGGCTTGCTAATATAGCGGATGTTGCTGAATCAAACCCCCTCATATACTTTCCTGTAAGGTCAATGTAATTTCGGTTGTATCACCGAGGGTAAAACCTATATCCTGTGCACTTTGTGTGTTGTATACTACAAAAGGCACATCATTATAAATTATTTCTTCTCCCGATGATATATTAGACATTAAATTAGGGAATACAGTAAATGTGCCTCCACCAGTGCCATTAAAATCCACATTATCTAGTACTTGGTATACTTTATTATGACCTGTAAAGGTTATGAAATCCCCCGACACTAACCCCTCGGATGCATCCACATTTAAATCAGTGAAATACGATGAGTTGATTGCTGTGTCAAATGATAAGGTGTTGTTTCCAGCACTTACATCACTAGTGACTGTCATTAGTGTGTTTAATGCGGGGTTAGATGCAATCACATCATTTACTGATCCTGATGAATGACTAATGTTTGGGACAACAACATCAAAATCATATAAACTATTCCGTTGTTTTGCTAAAAACCCCATAATTTCTTTTGATTCTTTAATGTTTAATGGCACATAGTCCGCTTCTATAGTCCAGAATTGGGTTGCTATTTGCTTGCTTTGCCTCATACCCGACACACTTGTTGTTGTTATGGTTGGGGTATTTGATGAGATAACTACATTTAAAAATTTATTATTTGGTAATGTTCCTGACATACTTGTTGTCCTTTATCATATTTATTATTTTCACACAAGGCTAGTGTATCCATTATCTTCGGTTGCTTTTCGTATCATACTAACTATCATTGGTTTTCTTTCTACCAATAACTCATCAATTGAACTGCTATCTACCGCATTTATTTCAAATGTGATATTAACCGTCTTATTTCCGGATAGTGGTGATATATGTCCTGGTGTGTTTGGGGTAAACATTTCCGTTCCCGTTTCACCTACTAGATATGATGAGTCTGGATTTACTGGTCCACCAATAGCACGCCCCCTATATTGTTGTGATTTAATGGCTGACACTTGCGCCAAACCTGTTCCTAGGATTAATGCACCAGTGATGAAGCCAAACATACCGCCCTGTGCAAACGCCTTTGTAACACCCACGTAGGTGTTCATAATGGCTTCCGCTATATTGGCTGCTTTCGCTACTTCAAATGCTTCCCTACTCATTGTGCCTAATTGGTCGAATGTGTCTGATGCATTTTTAATTATCCACTGGTTCTTCTCAGTATCTGTCTTCATTTCATAGTCGGCTAATTGGTCTGCCATCCCCATTGATTCACCATGTGACCAACCCCCAGTCTTGAACCTTTCATATGCTTCTTTCTTGGCATTCTTCTTCCGCATATTGAATAGCCGATTTTCTAATTCCACCTCAGCATCAAACTTCTTCATTCTATAATTGTCTTCTAATATGGACAATGATTCTTGTTGGGTTTGTGCTGATATGTAACTAACTTCCATGAAATAGTTTTCTAATGTTATTTTGGCATCAATATAATCTTGTTCTACCGCAATTCGTGGGTCAGCACCTCTCATTACTTGTTTTAATTGTTCTTCACCCGCAGTTAATATCTGTTCTCGTAACTCTCGTTCTTCTTCAGTTGCTTTTATGATATCAAATAGGTAACGCAACCTCCCCTGTTCAACAGTGGTTAATGCACCACCAATCTCCATTTGCTTTTCGGCAAGCATAGTCTGCCATTCCAGTTCTTTCCCGGTGTATTTCAATAAACCGACCTGTTTTGCATAATCTTGTGTGATATTATCAACAATCTTCTTTCTATCTTCCAATGCTTGATTAAATGTGCTTGCCGGCATTGCTTTTTTCTCTGGTAGATTATCAAATAGGAGTGGTGATTCTTGTTGCTTCATTCCCCAAATAGGTGCAGGGCCATCTATATTTATAAGTGGTTTGTTGCCCCGTTCATCCATGGCCCCTATTGCCCATAATATATCCTGTATATGGTTTTTTAATGCAACAGCCTGATTTATAACCCATTCAAACCCCACCTCAACAGTGTCAAAGAACATAGAAAACCCTGTCTCTAACATTGTAATTGCTGTTAGTAGACCTGGGAATGAAGCGGCGAGTTCACCAATGGTTACCGCCAGGGTTACTAACCCCATGCCAATACCCCTTAATATCTTAGAAAGGATAGTTTCCCCCCCTTTCATATATGATATTGCTTTCCCCCAAAGGCTGATAATCCAGTTAATCGCTTCTCTACTGGTTCTGGTTATCCTACCCCAAATCGTGGAAAAACTGATTGCGATCTCTAGCACATCACCAGCGAACTGTGTGGTAGCCTCCCCAAGCGCAACAAATACTGATCTGACAATAACAAAGACTTTTCGTAGGAATACAATCATAATGATTTCACCCAATGCCTGGAATATCACTCCTACTCTCTCAGCATCGGCTGAAAATTTTGTTAATACTTCAGATATATTAATGATCGCTTCTGAAACTTTGGCTGATGCGCCTGTTGTCTGATCTAGGGTATTAACAAAACCAACTGTTGAAGTTTTCAACACTTCTATTGCTTGCCCTATAGTGGATGTTGTTTTCCCAAAATCCGTTGCCACCTTATCAGCAGCACCTTCTAGTGCTTCGACTAATACCCGACCTGTGATTTTACCTTCTGATGCTAATTTTTTAAGTGCGCCTTTGGGTACTTTTAAATGAGTTGCTAATGCAGTCAAAACCTGGGGCAACCCTTCCGATACTGATCTAAATTCATCACCTGCCAATCTACCTGATTGGAATGCCTGTGATAACTGTAACAATGGTCCAGCGGCTTCTTGTGCAGATAACCCTGATGATGTTACTGCTTGTGATAGAGTAGTAGTGATATTCGCCACTCTCTCCTGTGATATACCTAAATCCTCACTAGCCCTAGACAATCTAAAGTATGTAGTGGTTACTGCTTCTAGTGGAGTTCTGGTGTCTCTGGCTATTTTAATAACTGTCTCAAAAGCATCAGATGTCTCCGCAGTTGAAGTTGTGACAAGTTTTAATTTGTTATTGAGGGAAGTGGCCGCATCGGCTAGATCCACCAATCCTCGCACTACTAATCCAGTTGCTACTGCCTGTAATGCTTTGGTGAACTTCCCTAACGCCCTGTCTGCTTCCCTGACATCTAACCCTACCGTCAATACTGCATCAGCCATTCTTTATCTCCTTGTTTCTATCGTGCTCTATTTTAAAATATGCACCCCATAACCTGATTTCGGACACCGACATCTCCATCCCTTGTTCTAAACTAATACCTAACTCTTTGCATAATGACATTAAGAAGTATAAGTCAGTGTCCTCTATTAGTTTTTTTCAACTTCCTCAAAGGTTTCTTCAACCCCATTAATAGCACTTGCTATTTTAATCAGCACAGCAGGGTCAACTTCATTTAATAATGTCACTCTATCTGCTGGTTTGAACATTCGTTTTCCATCTTCCGCTAGTGCTTTCACTACAATGCTTTCCACTAGTGCCTCAACTGCTTTACCTTCTTGCTGTAAATTTAATATTTTACTTTCGTTCTTGAAACTAGTTGTCTCTTTGAAAAACACATCTATTTGCCATTCATCAACATGAAAGGAGTGTAGTTCTTTATCTAATTTTTCACGAAAGTGTGATATTGCTTTATCTAATACATTATTCATTATTTTCTACTCTTTATAGTTCGTAATTTAAGTTCTTTTATTGCTGGAGTCAATATACCATCTGGTTTTTGCTTACTCCAACCTCGGTCTAACCGTGCAATATATACTATTCTGTTATATATTACCTGTTTAGTCCCCCTGAGTTTCTTCTTCCAATGGCGGCGAGCATTTCCTGTGTCAATTGGGGTATGTTTTTTAAGAACTGGAAGGGCTTTAGTCATGATAAACTCACTGAACTGATCTAAAGCCCTTTCAACCTTTCTATTAAACGACCTGTTAAACTTTAACCGTTGATTAATAGTCCTTGCCATTTAGTAGCCTAATCGCTAGCGATTAATAAATCACCAGTGCCTTGAAAACTAATTGCGGATGTCACCATCCCATCCATCGAAGAGTCCACACTTAATCCAGTGATTAATATGTTCCCTGCTAGTTTTGGATCAGCACTACCCGCAGTTGAACCACCAGGATAGGCTACTAATGCTACTTCTACTCCTGCATCAATTGCACTTTGTATGATACCTACATCTGTAACATCATAATATATATCTGCACTACCACTCCATTCTTTTAAATTTGATTTAAAAGATCGGGATGTGTCACCCATTACTGTGCGTTCAACTGTGTTAATGCTGCTCGCAATACTATAATTGCGAAGGGATGCCATTGCACTCCCACCAATTGATAATGTACCTTCTTGTCCTGTATGTGTTGTCATTCTTCTTTCTCCTTGACTTTGTTAACTTTTTCGACCTTTACGATCTTTTGGGGGTCTTTGACTTTATTAGTGGCACGCCACCCCTTGGCTTCCCAATCCGATAATATACTAGAATTGATACATCGGGTTCTTTCACCATCTGTTATTTGTACTGTCATAATTGACCTCGTGTGTATGTATAATATATTTCTAATGTCATTTCAACACTACCAAATGGTTCGACTATATCAAAATCAACAGTAATATCAACAAGTTGAGTCGATTTAGCATTGCCATTTC